GACGCATCCGGCGGTGCAGAACGATGCCTGGGCCTGGGACAGCCTGGGCTATATCGCGACCGGCGTTGCGGGGGATTTCGCGCCTGTCAACGCGTCGGACGCGATCGTCGACCTGGTCTATGCGCTCGAGGCGCCGTACCGGGCCAACGCGGTTTTCGTGATGAATTCGAAAACCGCGGGCGCGGTGCGCAAGATGAAGGATGCCGACGGGCGGTTCCTGTGGGCGGACGGGCTGGCCTCGGCCGAGCCGGCGCGGCTGATGGGCTATCCGGTGCTGATCGCCGAAGACATGCCCGACATCGCGCCCGATGCCTTCGCGCTGGCCTTCGGCGATTTCCGGGCCGGATACACCGTGGCCGAGCGCCCCGATCTGCGGGTGCTGCGCGATCCGTTCAGCGCCAAGCCGCATGTGCTGTTCTATGCGACGCGGCGTGTGGGCGGCGATGTGAGCGATTTCAAGGCGATCAAGCTTTTGCGCTTTGCCGCGAGCTGAGGCCGCGGGGCCTGAGGCGCCCGCCCCGGACCGGGGCGGGCGGAACATGCGGCTGGCGCAGGGGGCAGGGCGATGATGTTGAAGGAACTGGGCGTGGTGCCCGTGGCGGCGCTGCCGCTGGCGGCGCTGCGCGCGCATTTGCGGCTGCCGGAGGGCGCGCCCCCCGGCCCGCACGACGCGGCCGAGGCGGCGGGGCTGGAACAGGCGTTGCGCGCCGCGCTGGCCGCGATCGAGGCGCGGACGGGCAAGGCGCTGATCGCGCGGGCGTTCGAACTGCGGCTGAATGCCTGGCGCGGGGACGGGTGCGCGCAGGTGTTGCCGGTGGCGCCGGTGGCCGCGATCACCGCGTTCGCCATGCGCGACGCGGGCGGCGGGCTGACCCCTGTCGAGGCGGCGCGCTGGCGGCTTGAGGAAGACATGCACCGCCCGCGGCTGGTGGCGGCGGGATACCTGTTGCCCGACATTCCCGCGGGCGGCCGCGCCGAGGTGACGTTCACCGCCGGGTTCGGACCGGACTGGGCCGATCTGCCCGGCGATCTGCAACAGGCGGCGTTGATGCTGGCCGCGCAATACTGGGAAGAGCGCCACGCGGGTGCGAGCCATGCGGCGCCTGCCGTGCGCGCGGTGCTGCCCTTTGGCGTGGCCGCGCTCGTCGAGCGTTGGCGCCTGCTGCGCGGGCCGGGGGGGCGAGCATGACGCGGGCGCCGGTTCCCACCCGCGCCGTCGTGCTTGAACGTGCGCAGCCTGCCCCGGATGGCGCGGGCGGTTTCGCCACGGTCTGGGAGGCCGTCTGCACCCATTGGGCCGAGTTCCGCCTGGGCCCCGGGCGCGCGCGCCAGGGCGCCGAGGGCGTGCCGCTGGGGGCCGTCGACTGGCGGCTGTACCTGCGTGCCTTGCCCGAGGGGCATCCTTGCCGCCCGGTGCCGGGGATGCGGTTTCGCGACGGGCTGCGGATTTTCCCGGTGCTGGCCGTCGCGGAGGCCGATGCGCGCGGCGCATGGACGGTGTGTTTCACGCGCGAGGAGGTGCCGGGATGAGCTATGCCATGGCGGAGGCGTTGCAGGGTGCGATCTATGCGCGCCTGTCGGGGGATGCGGCGCTGGCGGCGCTGGTGGGCGATGCGGTGCATGATGCGATCCCGCCGGGCACACCGCCGGGCACCTTCGTGCTGATCGGCCCGGAGGAGGTGCGCGATGCGTCGGACATCGGCGGTGCCGGGGCCGAGCATCGGCTGACGATCAGCATCATCACCACGGCCGACGGCTTTCGTTCCGCAAAGGCGGCTGCGGTCGCGGTGTCGGATGCGTTGGCGGCGCCGTTGCCGGCGCTGGCGCGCGGCCGGCTGGTGGGGCTGTGGTTTCAGCGCGCCGTCGCCCGGCGCGAGCGCCCGGCCGCGCCCGGCGCGGCCGAGGTGCGCCGCATCGACCTGGTCTATCGCGCGCGGGTGGAAGACGACGCCCTGTAGCCGGGCGGTTTCAGCAATCAGAAGGAGGGGCGCCGATGGGTGCGCAGAACGGCAAGGATTTGCTTATCAAGATGGACATGACCGGGGACGGCCAGTTCATCACCATCGCGGGGCTGCGCGCCACGCGGATCAGCTTCAACGCCGAGACGGTGGATGTCACGAGCCTGGAAAGCGTGGGCGGCTGGCGCGAGCTGTTGGCGGGCGCGGGTGTGAAGAGCGCCGCGATATCCGGGTCGGGCGTGTTCCGGGATGCGGGCACGGACGAACGCGCGCGGCAGGTGTTCTTTGATGGCGAGGTGCCGATGTTGCAGGTGATCGTGCCGGATTTCGGCACGATCGAGGGGCCGTTCCAGATCACCGCGCTGGAATATTCGGGCAGCCACAACGGCGAGGCGGGCTATCAGCTGTCGCTGGCCTCGGCGGGCGCGCTGACCTTCGTGGCGCTGTAATGGCGAACCCGCATGCGGGCGAAGTCGCGCTTTGGCTGGATGGCAAGCGCCGGGTGTTGCGCCTGACGCTGGGCGCGCTGGCCGAGCTGGAGGCGGCGCTGGAGGCAGACAGCCTGATCGCGCTGATCGAGCGGTTCGAGGCCGGGCGGTTTTCCACGCGCGATGTGCTGGCGCTGATCGTCGCGGGGTTGCGCGGCGGCGGCTGGCAGGGCGAGGCGGCCGACCTGCGCCATGCCGAGATCCGGGGCGGCCCGGTGGAGGCCGCGCGGGTGGCGGCGCTGCTGCTGGCGCGGGCCTTTGCCGGGCCGGGCGCGGCATGAGCCGGCGCCGGGCGCGGCGGCGTGCGCCCCGCCTGACGCTGGCGCCGCCCCGGGCCGCGACGGTGGATGCGCCGCTGTTCGACTGGGCGGGGCTGATGCGCGCGGGGCTGGGGCAGCTTGGCCTTTTGCCGCGCGAGTTCTGGGCGCTGACGCCGTTTGAATTGCGCGTGATGCTGGGGCTCGAGGTACATGCCCCGGCGCTGACGCGCGCGCGGCTGGAGGAACTGGCCGCGCGGTTTCCCGACAGGATGAAGGGACGAGAGGATGGCTGAGGGCGAAGACCTGAACGAGCGTGTCGCGGCGCTGGAGGCGAGCCTGGCGGGCGCGCCGGGGCTGGTGGCGCAGTTCGATGGCGCGTTGCAGCAGATGAGCCGCACGCTGGTGTTCACGGGGCGCGAGGTGGACAGCCTGTCGCGCGGGATCGGCGGCGGGCTGCGGCGGGCCTTCGACGGGCTGGCGTTCGATGGGCTTCGGCTGTCGGACGCGCTGCGGATCGTGGCGAAATCGATGATCGACGGCGTTTATTCCGTCGCGATGCGTCCGGTGCAGAACGCGCTTGGCGGCGCGGTCGCGCAGGGGCTTCAGGGCGCGATGTCGGCCTTGCTGCCGTTCGCGCAGGGGGCTGGCTTTGCGGAGGGGCGCGTGATGCCCTTTGCCGATGGCGGCGTGGTGAGCGGGCCGGTGGCCTTTCCCATGCGCGGCGGCGCGACGGGCCTGATGGGCGAGGCCGGCCCCGAGGCGATCATGCCGCTTGCGCGCGGCCCGGACGGGCGTCTGGGCGTGCAGGCGGCGGCTGGCGCGGGGCGGCCCGTGACCGTGGTTTTCAACATAACGACGCCGGATGTCGCCGGGTTCCGCCGGGCCGAGGGCCAGATCGCGGCGGACATGGGCCGCCTTCTGGCGCGCGGCGATCGCAACAGGTGAGGCAGGGCAATGGCATTTCACGACATAAGGTTTCCGCCCGCGCTGAGCTTCGGATCGCGCGGGGGGCCCGAGCGGCGCACCGAGATCGTGACGCTGGCGAATGGCCATGAAGAGCGCAACACCCCCTGGGCCGACGCCCGGCGGCGCTATGATGCGGGCGTCGGACTGCGATCGCTGGACGATGTCGAGGCGCTGGTGGCGTTCTTCGAGGCGCGGGGCGGACAGTTGCACGCCTTTCGCTGGAAGGACTGGGCGGATTACCGTTCGGCGCGCGCATCGTTGCCGATCACTGGGTTGGACCAGAGCCTCGGGTTCGGGGACGGGGTGCGCACGGTGTTCCGGTTGCGCAAGGGCTATGCCTCGGGCGCGCAGGTGTATTGGCGCCCGGTCGCCAAGCCGGTGCCAGCCAGTGTGCTTGTGGCGCTGGCGGGCGATCCGGTCGTGCTGGGGTTACAGGCCGGGCTGGATGCCGACACGGGCGAGATCGCCTTTGCCACGCCGCCGGCGCCGGGCGCCGAAGTCACGGCGGGGTTCGAGTTCGACGTGCCGGTGCGGTTCGACACCGATCGGATCGAGGTGTCGGTGGCGAGTTTCCATGCCGGTGAAGTGCCGCGCGTGCCGGTTGTCGAGGTGCGGCTATGACGGGGGTGCAGGCACATCTGGACACCGGGGCCACCACGCTTGCGCGGGCCTGGGCGGTGACGCGGGCGGATGGCGTGGTGCTGGGGTTCACCGACCATGACCGCGACCTGGAATTCGAGGGCATCGTCTTTCGCGCGGCATCGGGGATGACGGCGCGGGCGCTGGCGCAGACCACGGGGCTTTCGGTGGACAATTCCGAAGCGCTGGGGGCCTTGCGCGATGCGGGCC